AACAGAACCGGCCCAAGACTCTGCTTTGTCCCTGGCCGAATCAATGACTGGAGATGCCTGATCGTCAGCTCCGATTTCTGCGTCACCGGACATGCCATCGAAATTTTCGACAGCATCTTGTGCCGCTCGCACCACCGGTGTTGCGCCATCGTCTGCACCAATTTCAGCATCTCCAGAGCTTCCATCGAAGTTTTCTACTGCGTCCTCTGCCGCTCGTATAACAGGAGTAGCTCCATCATCAGCCCCAATCTCTGCGTCACCAGATTGTCCGTCAAAATTCTCAACAGCATCACTGGCCGCATTTACTACTTGGGTGGCAGTGTCGTTGGCTCCTACATCCACATCTGCCGCCGAACCGTCCAATGCGCTAACCTGGTCTTCAACCTGATCGACAATCTGACTTGCCGTATCATTGGCTGAAATCTCCACATCTGCTGCTGTTCCGTCCAGGCTTTCGGTAGCACTCGACAATCTGTTGATTGTTCCAGATGCCTGATCGTCAGCATCGACTCTTACATGATGTGCCCGATCCAGTCTGTTTAACTGCTGTTCGGTCCTTTTCATGCTTCTCTCGAAATTGGACATATTTCTGGTTGCTGACTGCACACCTGCTGATGTGTTGTCTTTCACGCTCACCGGAATCTCAATTCTTACGGTTTCTGCCAAATCATTCACCTCCTTCCTCGTCTTCTATGATTCCTTGCTTCTTTTTCCTTTGCTTCTCTTCTTCCTTCAGTTGAATCTGCATTGACTCCAGCATTAAAACTTGCGCCCATTTTGGCTTGCTCAATACCTCGTCAAACGGAATATGATGCCTTTGGAAGATGATATGAAGCAGGGTTGTCTTGCCGCCGGCAGTTATCAGTTTTTTGCTACATCCTCCATGGACGGTGTGAAGCCAGAAATCTCATCCAGCTTTTCCAGAATTGCATCTTTCTCTCCTGCTTTCAGAACGACATCGATCAGGCCGATTCCATTAACCACATTGCATTTCTCCCACGCATCTGTTCTATCCCAGATCTTTGTTCTATCCTCCTCGATAGTTGCTTCATAAATCAGCTCAGAACGGTAATCTGCGGAGTCTATACTTTCTGCAATTCTCAGGCCGTTCGCTTTATTTTTCTTGTAGTTGGTATTTCTCTTTTTGATTTTGACGTATTCATCTTCGGACAGCGGACGGATTCTGAACTCCAGGACAACCGCCTTGTGTCTGATGATCTGGATCTTTGCGACCTCGTCCATATCTGTCTTGTAAGCAGCTGCGGCCATCAGACCTCCCAAAATGTCGTCTTCATACATTCTTACATTTGCCTTTGTCTCTTCCGGTGACATCTGAACTTCTGTTACGTTTTCTGTATTCTTTGCCATTTGATTTTTCCTCCTAAAACAAAATAAAGGCCGCAAACTTAACGCTGCGGCCTATGTGCTATTCTCTATTCAATTTTTCTCAGGCCTTTAATTTTCCCTGCTGTTTTACTGCGCCATTCACGAACAGGGACCACTGACGTTTTACAATGCTTCCGACCGATACCTTCTGTAAATCAATATTTCCAGAAGGTACGCAGTTCGGGTAGATAAGGCGTTCTTCGCTTCCATTAATTCCTTTTACCACGCCCTGTAACTTCCAGTTCGGCTGAATGCCGGTATTCTGCATTTTTAAGAGATCAGTAATAAATTCCCCGTCTTCTACCACACATTCGGTAAAGGTTAAAGTTGTGCCAATAGAATCCAGGATTTCCTGTTCCAGTGGTGTTCCCAGCGGATGATATTTCTGATTGGCGACTCCCATTTGTGCCTGAAACACTTCTACAGTAGCAAGAAGTTTTCCTTTTCCGTTATACAATGCGCCATCTTTTCCGGTGCGAACTTTTCTTCCATCTGCTACTGCCTGTGTATTGATAATACCCATAATGTTTTATCTCCTTTCTTATTCTTCCTCTTCTTCTGGAGCAAATCTGTAACGATAGGTCAGATAAAAGATCTCCATGCTGTCGATATCGTCCGGGGAAATATGGAACCATGCGCTGTCTCCCTTTGGTGGGTTTGAAGCATCCAGTTCTACGGTTCCACCAGGTGAAATCTTTTTCTCTCCTACCATTGCGTCCATAACATCAGTAATTGCTGAGATTACGGTTGCTCGTCCATCATCGTCGTTATCAAGTGAAGTTCCCAGATTTTCGATTGTAGCGTCTACACGATCCTCCAGCTCAAATCTGGTTTTCATACGGCGAATTTTCTTCCAGCCTTTGTCCTGATCTGCTGACAAAACGGTAAGGGTATTGATTGCTTTCTCAATCCATACCTGGCGGCTTTTGCTAAGTGAAAGAACCAGGCAACCAGCTTTAAGGGCCTTCTTGATAACTGCATTTTTCAGTGACTCATTCAGACTTGCTGCGCCTGTGATTACGGCATGAGTAAGGGTAGAGTTAGATGCAACTGCAATAATCATTCCCATAATTCTTGCGGCCGCTAAGTATCCCTCATACACAACTCCGTCTGTGCCAACCCAGCTATTAAGTACATAGTGCATTTTGTAATCGTTAAAAGCTGCGGCGTGCTGGATTCTTGTGTCGATTGCAACACTCTTAGGCTCGCCAACGCAGGCATACGGATACATTCCTTCCTCAAACTTTCTGTTGATGAAAGTATACAGAAGCATATGTACTGCCGGCTCCTCGGAATCAACAGCAACGCCATCCCAAGTCTCTTCCTCACTCGCCTCAAATCCTGCATCATACGCTTCTGTGGTCACTGTAGGATCTGTTCCTCCGGTGAATTTTGACTGAGAAATTGTTTTCAGTTTTCCGCTTCCGTCTGCCTTTTTAACCGCTTTTACATATGCACTATTTGTGAAAGCAGCGATAATCCCAGCCACCTCTGCAGAACCTGCAGCAAAAGTTACTGTTTCCAGATCCTTTGTTCCCTCCTGGATGATTGCCATTTTCTGTGTATCATCCTCCAGGGATTCTTTGATGGTTACTGTAAACGCTCTACTGGTCGGATATAAAGTTGTCAGAGTAACAACATCTTCATCTTTATCATCCTTCAGGGTAATTGATGCCTGTGTTCCACCTGAGCCAACTCTGACTACTACAATGGTGTTTGCACCACCAATTCTCATCTGGGTAATTACGTTTGCTCCCTTGCCACCTCCAATAATTGAAACTACATCATCGGAGCCCTCGGTAATAACCGGTTTGTTCAGCGGTCCCCATGTTCCGCTTACTACTGCCAGTCCCACATTCTCCGCAGCACCAGCAACATCTGACCCTCCAGCATTAGTATGGCGTCTGTATACGCCAGGACGTTCCTTTTCTTCTCCTGCTCTAAAAGATCCGCTCATTACTCTTTTACCTCCTCGCCTAAGAATTTTTTGATAATAACTGAGGCTTCCTTCTTAGTTGCCTCTTTTGCTCCTGCCAAAAGAAAAGCGGCACGAACGATATCCGGACTGTAAGGCCTTTCAAACGCTGTTGCCGCTGCTTTTGCAAACTCATTGATTGTGTAGATAGATTCCCCTTCTGATACTGCTGTGGATTCGTTACCGGGTCTGGCTTCGTTTTTTTCTTTCTCAGCAATGGAATTTAAGGGTTCGTTGTTTTCAGCTGTATTCGCAGCTTCTACGGCTTTTTTTGTCGCCATTCACTTTTCCTCCTTCTGGCTTACTTTAATCTTGCTCAGTGGGTGTTCAACCTCACCGATCCTTGGAATAGAATATTGTGCCTTCACCATAACCTGTCCTCTTGTCAAATAATCGGCGTTGTTTTCCACGGACACCTCAAATATTAGCATCGGGCTATCATCCAACATGATTACTTCCCCAGCCATATTCAGTCTATCCGCAATGTATCTCGCCCATAGGCTACGGTTTTCTGGCTCCGGCACGATGATATGAATTGCCAAATTGCAATCCACCCATGTAAGCGCATAGGTCGCTCTGTTCGTTTTGTACGACTGCACACGAACGTAAAAAGCCGGGCTTTCTCCACTCGGCTCAAAGAATTTTTCAATATGATCTTT